ATTTTAATGTTCTCAACCTTAAAGTTGAAAGTAAACTCTTTATCTGTCTCACCAACCACAATAGAGTATTCATTAGAAGTATCATTCTTCTTATCACGAACAACCAAACGAATCACACCTGCTTCACCAACAGCAGAAAGGTCTGGAAGTTGATAAACTGCTGCTGCTTTAATGAGTTTATCGAGTTGCGAGTGTTCTAGTTGAAAGCAAACATCACTAGAAGGAAGTGAAATTTCTTTTTCTGGTGGTGATACAATCACTTCTGGGTCAGCAAAGAAATACTTCACACGACGTTTTCCTTCACGAATAATTACGTGTGAATCATTTTCAAAATCAAGGTCTGGGTCTTGATGTAGTCCCAATCCATTTAGAAATTGATTGAGGTCATAAATCGCAAAATCTTTTGCGAATTCTTCTTTGATTTCTGCTTCAGCAAGAATATTTTTCATCACAGAAATAGTGCGAAGTTTAGAACCTTCCTTAACCAAAATAGATTGATTGATTGAAGCAAAGTTTTTTAGAATGGTAATAGTAGACTCAGAAAGTTTCATAGTTTGAGGTTTTAATTTCACTTGTTTTCAACGAGATTTAGATGATTAATCAAAAGAATAGTATAGTGCAAAACTTTAAACAAGTCTGCTCGTGGCGTTCCTTTGGTATCATAACGGTCAGTATACTTGGTTATGTTACCAGCACAAAATCCTTCACGACGATTGTGTTTAATCTTATCAAGTGTTTGTTCTGTTCCACCACCAGTTCTATCAACATAGTGTTGACCATAAGTACCAGCAATATATTCTTCAAGTTGTTTCAGGATTTTATCTTCATTGTATTTCCAAAAACCATTAGCATTTGTGTCAGGCATAGTAATAGTAAATTCAGAGTAAGTCATAAAAGGCACATTTACCTCAATCAATCATACCAAAGTTCCAAAGGTTAGTCAATCATTTTAAGTAACGGACCAATCCATGATTGTTCGAACTTTTTGATTATAAGACCAAACTGATTTTAGCATATCTGCATCCACCCCATGCGTTTCCATCTGAACTATCAGAGAATTCAAATCTTTGGGAAAGCAGGTTCCTCCAAATCCACGATCATTATCAATACCAGGAACTTGTGTATGAGATTTTCCAATTCGACTATCAGAGGTAACACCATCGCAAACAATATTATAGTTCATACCTACTGCTTCACATAGGTCATACATTTTATTGAAGTATGCTACTTTACAAGCAAGAAAACTATTTGCAAAATATTTAATTGCTTCACTTTCATCGGAACTAGTTATAACACTTGGAATTTCTGGAAATATAGTTTTAAAGAAATTTGCAAACTGATGACAAAGATTTTTATCTCCACCAACAACATTTCTTTCAGAATTTCTAAAATCTTCAACAGCATTTCTAGCAGTTAAAAATTCTGGATTATGAATTACTTTATATTTTTTAGAATACTTTTTAGTTGTTCCAATTGGAACCGTCGATTTAATAACAAAGATACCATCAACAACTTTTGGCAAATTTTCAAAAAAACTATTTAAAATTGAAAGGTCACATTCTCCTGTCGATTTCATTGGAGTCGGTAAACAAACAAAAATAAATGTTTGTTCCAATACTTCATTTAATGTGTTAAATGATTTATTTTTATCAACATCAAAAACTTTACAAGTTATCTTATCTCTTAAATTTTGATAAACTGCATTTCCAACAAATCCATTACCCACAATTCCAATCATAATACTACCTTACTAAATCCTTTAATTTTATCAAACTTTATAACTTTGTCAAATTTATCAATCAATTCGTCTGTTTTATGAGAAATCACAAATATATTAGTATCTTTTATAACATACTTAATAATTTTTGTAAAATAGTCTGTTCCCATAAAATCCAAAGAACTATCAAACACTTCATCCAAAATAAGAAGATTAGTATTGACTGAATTTTTCATTCTTGCAATTTCTCTCCAAGTAAACAAAATTGCAAGATTGATTCTCATTTTTTCTCCCTCACTAAAACTTTCATAAGTAAAATCTTCGTGAATAGGAGATTTTACTTTTTCATTAAATTCTTCATCAAGAGTAAAATTAATATAAAAGTCCATCATTTGCAGATACTTATTAATCTGCTGATTCATAAGTGGAAGATACTTTTTAATAATTTTACCTTTAATTCCACCATCTTTCATTAGTGAATGTGCAAAGTCAAAATAAGAAACATTTTCTTTATGTTTTGCCTTTTCTGTTTGAATTGAATCTAAAGTTTTTTCCAATTCATTTAATACCTTTCTTTCAGTATTTCTATTTTTAATTTTGTTGGCAATGTCTTGAATTTCCTGTTCCAGGTCTCTTGATTGTTTATTAAGTTGGGAAATTTTAACATTGTTGTTAGAAATTTCATTATTTAAAGAACTAATATTTTTTGAAACGACATTAAATTCACGTTCTCTTTGTTCCTCCTGTTGAATTGCATATTTTAGTTCATTATAACCTTGCTGAAGTTCCTTTGCTTTGGTTTCAGATTCATTAACTTTATTTAATCTAAATTCTTCTTCAATAGTTTGAGTACAAGTAGGGCATACCGAATTATTATTAAAAAACTTGTGCTGTTCTGTGATACTTGATACTTTTTCGGAAATCTTACCCTTCAAATTAGAAAGTTGTTTTAGTTTCTTAGATGCGTCCAAAAGGTTCTCTAATTGAGGTTGAAGAGTATTTGATACTTCCTCCAACTTCTGTACGTTCTCTGCTGTTAATTGGTCGATATAAGTGGTAATAGAAGTGATTTTATCTTTTTTCTTTTCTATATTTTCTTTACCACTTTTTTCAATACTCTCGATAAATTCTTTTTGCATCTCGACCTTTTCTTCAGTCATCGATTGTTTCAAAGAAAGTTCTTTAATTTTGTCATTTGTATTTTTAATTCTATCTTTAATTACTGCATTCATTGCAGAAAAGATTTTAATATCCAATAAATCTTCTACAACTTCTCTACGATTTGCGGTAGACAACTGCATAAAAGGTACAAATGAAGCACTACCCAGAATTACAATTTGAGTAAATGATTTATAGTTTAATTTTAAAATACTATCTTCTAATTGTTTTTGCTGGTCTGTAGATGCTGCTGCTTGATTTTGCAAAACACCATCAATCCAAATCTCAAAAATATTTGGTTTAATACCTCTTTTAACTTTATATTCTTTTGTTCCAATACTAAAATCAATCTCAACCAAACATTCTTTTTCGTTGGTTGAATTAATTAATTGAGATTTATTGATTTTACGAAATGCCTTATTAAATAATCCAAAGCAAAGAGCATCCAACATTGTGCTCTTCCCTGAACCATTTGCACCAACAATTAATGTAGTTTGCGTATCTGTAAATTTTATTTCTGTTGGTTGATTTCCAGAAGAAAGAAAATTACGATATGCGATTTGTTTGAATAGTATCATAATCTCTTGGTGGTATCACAAATTCATTTGGGGTAATTATAACATAATTATATCCATACATCTCACAAGTCTTTATAGCCATCTCATCATCAACTTCTACCACAGTCATTTCTGGGTAATCTTCAGCAACTAAAAGTCCAGCATATCTTTCTGCATCATCTTCTTCTTCAAAAAAATATAATGCCTTCTCACCATTAGCATCCGTTACTGCATATGCACCTTCTTCTTCTTTTTCTGCGATAGTGAGTAAAAACATTATTCTACTTCCAATGCTTCTTTATAAAATTCTCGTAAGAGTTTTTTAATCGTATTTTTGTCCAATTCAAATTCAGACTCTTCCACATATTTATCCAAAATACTTAACGTATCCTCTGTTGGAATTTCATCGCAATTTACATCTTCATCATAGACATCAATATTCTCAATAATTTTAAGTTCTAATGGATTTACTCTAACTATTGAATCTACAAACTTATCAAACATCTTATAATCATCTCTTTGACGGACAACAATTTTAACCATTTTATCGGTCAAATAAGATGCATCAAAATCCTTTGGATTATTATTTTCATAATAAATTCTCTCAAACATCGTATGAGGATTTTGATAATAATCTAGTTTATAATCATCCGTATCAAAAATATGAAATCCTCTTTTATCATTTACATCATTCCAAAACATTTGGTATGGATTTCCAAGATAAAAGATTTTACCATCATCACTACGAGTATGATAATGTCCCGAATAAACTCTATCAAACTTTTGAAATACTTTTTTATCTAGTCCTTCTGTATGAACGTGTCCTGGATAAACTGTAAATCCATTCAGTTCAAGATGACCGAAAACTACTTTTGCTTCCGTTTCTCCAAGAAGTTCAAAAGTTTCTTTTTCATTATCAGTACATATCCAAGGAAGAAGAACTGTTTTCATTCCTTCAATGATATATTCTTTTGGTTTTGAAACTCGAACCACATTAAAATATTGTTGAAGAAGCGTATCTATTGAATTAATTTCATTACTATTTTTATAATAAGCATCGTGATTTCCTACAATATTATAAACAGTAATTCCTAAATCTTGAAATCTATCATAAACATTTTCTTTTGCCCAATCGAGAGCCCAATAATCCACACCTTTACGATTATCAAAAGCATCACCCAAATGAATGACTGTTTTGATTTTGTTTTTCTTTAATATAGGAAAAAAGATTTCATCATAAAATTTAGCAAAGTATTCGTGAAACGATTTATTTGCTTTACGGAAATTATAATGAGTATCTGTAATCAGTCCAATTTTCATTGATAAAGTTTAATTTGAATATTTTCTTTAATTGTATTGTAATCAGAAGAACTAAATGCATCACCATCTACAGAAAAAACTTGGTCGAATCCACTCTTTTCGAGAATTTTTTCTTTAATTTCCATTTGTCTTTTTTCTTTCTGAATACGACGAAGGAAAGCATAATAAACAATCTGTGTAAAATAAGCAAATGGATTACTACGTTCTACATCAAAGTTATTAATATATTGAACACAGTTTTCAACACCATCAGAAATCATATCTTCACGGAACATATAGTTCACAAAGTTTGGACGATATGATAAATGAGTTGCAATTTTTAAAAAACAATCACCAAGATAATTTGGAATTACTGGATTTGGTAAACCTTTTTCCTTTGCCGAATTTACTTTGATTTTATAATTTATCAATGCATCGTGGAAATCTTTATTATTTACATAATGTGGATTTTTCTTTGTTTTATTCATTTGTTAAAGTTTAAAGAACTTATTATCTGTGCTTATCATACCATAAAACATCAATAGTTGACAACTATAAAGAATGTGTCTATAATCACTCTGTTAGGGTTGAAGATAAGTTATATCTTTAAATAGATTTGTAGAGTTTCTCTAAAGATATTCTGGCATCAGCAATTGAGGATAAGTAACCCATTTTAGAGGTCAGTTCACTTTTATTGGATTTTTTATTCCTCTCTCTAACAAACTTTTGATGCATTTTAATTAAATCTTCATCCGTTATTTCAGTCATCGTTATAACTTTTTCCATATCCATTACAAACATACTATCATCAGCAAACTTTATCCAAGGACTTACTTTGATAGTTGATATTCCAAGTTGACGAATAGTTATGGATTCCATAGTAATAGGATTATCTAAAATTAACACAATCCTATCGTCTTCATCACAAGGAC